CGCGTGAAGATTAAGCAAGGGGCTTGGGAAGTAGCCTTTCCAAGCCCTAGCACCTGCGCAGTCGGGACGCCTACCAGCTACCCGGCTTCAGAATATTTCCCCTCATGGAGCAGCACCTTGGGAGTTAAAGGTATGTTCCGCGAAACTGGCGGGACTGATGGAAAATGCTCCGCCTATAAAAATTACTTCACTATATGGTTTGTCCTTACAAATAACAGTCTTTCACAAGGACCCGGCGGCAGCCCGCGGGCAGGTGGCTACTCATGGCAGTGGCCATCGATTGAAATCCTGCACGTGCCTACGACTTAACCATGGCGACCTTCCCTAGCCTTGTGCCATCCGGGCGCACATTCACGCCAGGCGAATATCCGCACTCTGTATTTACCACGCTGAATGGCTGGCAGAATCGTGTGCGGCATAGCAATGTCATGCTCGATAGCCAAGTACGGCTGAGCTTTATTGCATTGACTGAAGCGCAGATGCTGAGCATCCTGTCGCATTATCAGGGCCAGTATGGCGGTTTTAGCAGCTTTGATTTGCCATCTAATATTTGGAGCGGCGCTACAACCGTCAGTGATTACAACTTGTCTGGGTATTTATGGCGCTACGCAGATCCGCCGCAAGTTGTCGATACAAACTATGGGCGGCACGATGTTGAGATCACGCTGCAAACTGTGCCGCCGGATGGCGCAATGCTTGACGGTGGCGCATTGCGTATTGATGTCACTTTTGCAGCTGGCAGCGCGGCAGCTGCATCTGGGCTGAATCGATCGGTGGCTTTGACGCTTGCGGCTACGGGCTTTGTTGCCGTTGGATTTGATGGCACCGTAACGCAATCACTGGCCGGTGGGAATGCGGCAGCATCAAACGGCAGTGCATTCACCGTTGGCAGTTCGCTCACGACTGGCGATGCGGCGGCGTCCTCTGGCGCCGAGATGTCAATTACATTGACGCTGTTGCCTGGCCAAGCCAGCAGTGGCAGTGCGGCACCTTCGGATTACTGGTCTGACATGTCAGCGCAAATGTTTGGATGGGAATCGCTAGCCTATATTGAATGGTGGGGCAATTGATCGTTAATGGCAGCACCGAATCTTAAGTCACCAACAACGATCACCGGCATCACCGTTGGGTATGCCGTGACCACAAGCCTGGCGGCAGCCCTCACCAACGGCGCTGCCAGTGGCAAGGTGTTCAAGATCAACAGCGTCTACTGCGCCAACGTGGATGGTGCCGCTGCAGCAGACATCAGCCTCAGCTACTACAACGGCACCACCGACTTTTATCTGGCCAAAACCATCAGCGTGCCGGCCGATGCGACGCAGGTGCTGGTGAGCCGCGAGGCGTACATCTACCTTGAGGAGGGAGAGAGCCTGAGAGCTTTGGCCAGCGCCGCCGGCGACTTGGAGTTGGTTATCAGCTACGAGGAGATCAGCTGATGCTTAGGTCAAATGGGGGCTTGATCGGCGCAGAGAGAAGTGGCATTGATGGAGCTGGTATTTGGTCACCCGGAGACCAAGTTGCCGCGGTACGAAATGGCACGTGGATACCAGATGCTGATGTAGTGACATACATCAAAGCTGTTGAAGCGGCAGACGGGATGGTCTTGGAGCCACAAGTCAAAGAGCTTATCCGCCAATTTATTGTTGGCTGCAAGGCTGACGGCATATGGTCAGCGATAAAGTCATGCTGCATCTTGGCCGGCGCCAGGACACTTAGCGGAGCGCTGGTGCCACTGATTGGAACGGCGCCGACTAACTACAATTTTGTAGCGGGTGACTATAACCGCAAGACCGGGCTGGGCGGCGATGCTCTTAACGCGTCAAAATATGTTGACACAAACAGACCGGGCAACTCCGACCCACAAAACTCTAAGCACACGGCTGTTTACATGACAGCTACGGGCTTCGTGCTGTTTGGCAACAGATCAGCAACCACAGGATCTACTTATCTTGATACAGGTGGAGGTGGCTTCAGGTGCCGGATCAACACTGCATTAGTAACTGATGATGCTACGCTAGTGGTCAACAACGGGCTCGTTGGTGGGTCGCGCAGTTCCTCAAGCGCAGGAACAAGGAGGGCTAACGGAACCAACTATAGCATAACTACAGCTTCTCAAACTCCTCAGGCTGATTCAGTTTTGCTATTCGCTAGGCGCAACAATACAACTGGTGCACCTGAGTCATTTAGCGCATCCCGTCTCGCCTTCTACTCCATCGGCGAATCCATTGACCTACAAAAGTTAGACACCCGCGTCACAGCCCTAGTGACTGCAATCGGAGCGGCAATAGCGTGACCTTTAGTCGGCTTGAACTTTTATGAGGCAACCTAGCCTCACAGCCTTTTAGCGCCCGTGGCGGTCACGATCAGTCTGTACGACCACACCGCAAAACGCTTTGCCGATGGGGCGAACAGCACCAGCGATACCTACAAGCTGATGCTCTGCTCAGCAGCGACCTTCACGGCGCCTACAGCGCCGTTCCCTAACGCCTAGACTTCCTTTAACGCATCAGTCCTATGGCCAGCCTGATCTACAACAGCTGCATCGACGACATGGCCAAAGGCGCCATCGACTTCGATACGGATACTTTTAAGGCAATGCTGGTCACCAGCACCTACACGCCGAACAAGGACACGCACGACAAGCGCGATGATGTGACCAATGAAGTGTCAGGCACGGGCTACACCGCTGGCGGCGCCACCACGGCCGTAACCGTCACCAAGGACACCGCCAACGATAAAGTAACCATCAGCTTTGGCTCTGTCAGCTGGTCTACGGCAACCATCACAGCCAGGGCGGCTGTGATCTACAAGTCCCGCGGTGGTGCCAGCAGCGCTGATGAACTGGTCTGCTACGTGGATTTCAATGGTGATGTGACAGCCACCGGCGCGACATTTTCGCTTGGAGCTAGCACCATCACGCTACAGAACTGATGGCGACGTTTCCTGCACTGCAGCCAGCGGCCCGCAGTTACACATTGGGAACCTATAGCGTCACAGAAGAACGCGGGTTTGGTGGCGGCAGTATCCGCTTCATTCATGGCTACTCAAATCATAGTTTTGAGTTGTCATTGTCGTTTGTGTCATTGACGCAGGCGGAAGCCGCATTGATCCGCAACCATTACCGCGGACAACAAGGCGGCTTTATTGCCTTTCCATTGTCCACTGAGGCATGGGCTGGGCATACGACATTTAATGATGTGGTGCCATCATCGCTTGAGTGGCGATATGCCTCGCCGCCAAGTGAAGCGCATACGCGCAATGGTCGTGTTGATGTAGAAGTGTCGTTAGCGACTGTGCCAGTTATCATCTATGGCAATGCTCAAGGCATGAACAGAAGTGTTGCGGCAAGCATTGTTGGCGGCTCGGCGACTGGCGGCTAGGCTAGTTGTATCTGCCGCTGCAGTATGTCACCCGAACAGATAGCCGCTATTGCGGTTGCATTGCTGGCTGGCTCTGAGTTGCTCAGCTATATGCCTAATGTCAAAGCCAATGGATGGGTGCAGCTTGTGATAGCAGCATTGCAAGGCATTGCCAATGCCCAATCATCCAGCAAAAAGCGGCGGTGACAGGCGATGGTTGAAGTCGCGGCCGCAGTCGTTGGCGCAGCTGTTGCCATTGGTGCAAGCGGCATTGGCAGCTTCATCCGGCGTGATGATGAAGCATCTAAAGCGGTTGTGCGCTTGACTGCCGCCGTTGAGCACATCGCCGGCGAAGTGTCGCTACTGCGAACAGAAATCAAGGATGATCGACAGGAGCTGTATCCACGGCTCAATGCCATTGAGCAACGTCTCGCCAAGCTTGAAGGGAGGTTCTAATGAAGATCCGGCTGGCTGATGCCGCAAAGTGGCACCGCAGTCAGCCTCACCAGCTGGCGGCCTGGAACTGGCTAGAGAGCAAAATCTCCGCAGAAGATCTAGCAGAGTTTGCCGAGCTATTCCGCGCCGCTCCAGAGATCAAGCCGCCACCGCCGCCGCCATGGCTGAGCTCGTCACTCAAGTTGATCAAGGAATTTGAGGGCTGCAGGCTAGAGGCCTATCTATGCCCGGCTGGCGTGCCGACGATCGGATGGGGCTCGACGCGTTACATGGATGCGCCGGTGCGCATTGGCGACACCATCACGCAGCAGATAGCTGATGAGCTACTGGCAAATGACGTTGAAGGAATCTATGTTCCTGGCCTATTTCACCTGATCCCAATCGCGCGATCTTTCCGCCCCGAGCAGGTGGCAGCGCTAGCCAGCTTTGTCTACAACGTCGGTCTAGGCGCACTGGAAACATCCACGCTGCGCAAGCGCTTGAACGCTGGTGAGCATCCGTGCTCTGTGGTGCGGCAAGAACTGCCGAAATGGGTTCATGCTGGCGAGGCGTTATTGCCCGGCCTTGAGCGACGCCGCAAGGCTGAGATCGAGCTGTTCTGCGGTGGACAGGGGAATCCGCTGCGTGTGCCGTACTTCAGTCAGCGCGACAGCCAAGTGCCAGGGCAGGCTAACCGGATGTGCTTTAGCAGCAGCTGCGCCATGCTGGTAGCCGCGCTGCGGCCCGACAAGCTGAAAGGCGCCAATGCCGATGATCAATACCTGCGTACGGTGTTGAAGTACGGCGACACCACCGATCACTTGGCACAGCTAAAGGCCTTGGCGGAGTATGGCATCAAAGCCAGCTTCAGCCAGAAATGCGGATGGGCGGACCTTGAGAAGCAAATCGACAGCGGCATTCCTGTGCCCTGTGGGTTCCTGCATCATGGGCCAAGCACAGCGCCCACAGGTGGCGGGCATTGGCTGACCGTGATCGGATATACGGGCAGCGCGATGATTGTCAACGATCCGTGGGGCGAGATGTTGGTTGCAGAGGGGCGTTATCTCGGCAATCGCGGAGCCGGACTGGCGTACTCACGCAAAAATTGGGGGCCACGGTGGATGGTTGAAGGACCAAATACCGGATGGGCGATCATTGCCAATCCTTAGCGCGATCGCAATCTAGCTTGTAATACTCACAGAGTTGCTCATAGTGCCAGATTGCCTGCCAATCTTGTGCATGTTCCTTCACTATTCCGCCATAAGTTATCCGCCAGCAATCGCCAACCCGCTCTAGCTTGGGTGGTAGTGGGCGCTGCACAATGTCATGGGGCGACTGGATGATGGTGCATTGGACACTGGAGGAAGAGCTGCAACTTGAAGCTCAATCCCGCAGCGCCTTTGCCCATAACAATTCTGATGAGGTGCGCAGCCTATGCGCTTCGCTCATTAAGCAGAATGCATACTATGCACGACTACTAGAGCAGGCAACCGGTTACATTGCCGAGCTAGAGGTTGCGGCTTTGCTCAGCAATCATCAGCCTCAGCCGCCGCATGGCAAGTTGGCAGCGCTGACCAACTCGGCTGCGCGTTATGCCAAGCTCCTTTGCAATAGCGCTCTGCGTTTGTTTCGGCGCGCCATAGCCGTGATAGCTAGACACAATATATTTATCAGTTTCTTCTAGACGAAAAAAAACCAGTTGCAGTTGCTCGCCGTACTCACGCGACAGATTGTCCTCAATGTCCGCTTCTTCCGCTGCAATCAAATCCAGCAATGGCGAGCCATCGTCATGAATCATCTGATCAAGACTATTGTGCGGGATATTGCGCTGGATCATCATCTGCAGGTGGTCAGGGTCTATCTCCATCTCTTGCGCCATGGCGGCAATGCTCATCGGTTCGCCGTGATCTTGCATGTGCTCGCGCTGCATTTTTGCCGCGCGGTAGATCATGTCAAGCGTATGCTGTGGCACGCGGATCAGGCGCTCTTTCGTATCAATCGCACGGGTGATCGCCTGTCGGATCCACCAGTAGGCATAGGTGCTGAACTTGTAGCCTTTGGCGCCATCAAATAGCTCGGCCGCGCGGTGCAAGCCAATGGCGCCTTCCTGCACAAGATCCATGATGTCCATGCCGTTGCACTTAAGCCGGCTGGTATATCGCTTGGCGACGTGTACCACCAGTCGCAGGTTGCAATTCATCAGCGTTTGATGCGCGCGCACGCCGCGCTTGATCTCGCGCTGCTCAGGCTTTGTGCGTTCGCCTGGCAGTGCGCGCAACTCCATCATGCGGTGGATTTGCCGCGATAGTTGAATTTCTTGCTCCCCGCTCAGCAATGGGTAGCGGGCAATCTCATTGAGGTAATCCTTGAACGAATCCATCAGGCGGGGTTAGACTTGATTGGTTGAGTGAAGGCTCGGGGGCGGGTGCAGCTGCCCCCATTTTTGTGGCTTGCTCAATCAGCCATGATTCAAGCGCATCTCGCATTGGAATGCCTTTTGGCAACCTTAAGAAACGCCGCAGGTTTGCAGCATCTCTGACAAATACTGATGCGCCGCTGCTGTAGGCAATAAAAAACTGGCCATTGGTATCCCGGCCAGCTTCGACAAATTGACGCGGCGACAACCGCAGGAAATCACGCTTCATGCAATAAGGCCTCGGCGCTGAGGTCTAGTCCTTGATCGCGTAGCCATGCGGCAATCTCAATGATTGCCGGCGATCCAACGCGCTCCGATAGAGGCGTACGTGGTTTGACGGCCACCATATCCGCCAGCAGCAACTCTTGCAGCCGGCCTTGAAATAGGCCCGTATAGAGCCCATTGGTTCGGCCTGAGCGGTGATAGAGCCACTCAAGGTAATCCTGGCGGCGCTGCTCGATAAGTGGATTAGTCATCGCTGCCCTCCAGCTCGGCGGCGATGAGCATCAGCTGGCGCAGGGCGAAGACAACACCGGGGCTGTCCTCCACGTCGCCGTCGCAGTACAGGTCTTCGATCTGATCCGCAGCAGCGCGGAGGGCGGCAGCTGCGATGATCTCCGCGTCGTTGGGGGCCATAGCCTCGTCAGACCAAAACGAGCCCCAGGCGGCATCTTTCACAGCCTGCGCGGCGGGGGAGAGGTCAGTCATCAAGATGCTCCAGTAACTGCAGCAGATAAGCAGCAAAGGCAACGTGCGTCATGACGGCATGGGGGCCCGGCGGCACGCCGTAGCTGTCGCGCCACCATTCCTCAAAGGCAGCGCGGATTGCTGTTTCGTTCATTTTCTTGGTGCCTCCTTAAACGCACGCACTTCTATTAATGCAAATGAAATGCGGGCGCCTGTTTTTTGCTCTACAAACTGAATCCCTGTGCAACCGTCAGGGCATACTGCGATAAATTTGCTGTTTGGAGATCGAGAACTAGAGTATTCCGCGTCAAGGTAATTTCCCATGGAATAAGAGGTTTCATATTCGCGGTCGTAAAGCTCATAGGCATCAATGTCAACAGTGCCTGGCTTTACGTCGAACCATTGGTTGTGTGCGTAAATTGCTGTGATGTTGCCAGGATCAATGGATAAAGACATCAGAACACGGCCTCCTCAACTTGCTGGGCAGCGGCGCGAGGCAGGTACTCAAACCGGCTGACGCTGAGGACATGCTTACGGCGGTTAGCGCCGCTTTCCTTGTCTTTCCACTCTTGCATCCGTACATTGCCAGATACAAAGATTGAATCGCCCTTCTTCAGGTTGTCGGCAATGATCTCAGCGGTCTTGCCCCATGCCTCAACATCAATGGCATTGTTGATGTATTCGCCGTTTTTGTCTTTGCCTTCCTGGATGCCGCCGCCAAAGTTAACGACCATCGTCCCGCTTTCAAAGGTCTTCAGCTGCGGATCGCTGATGATGCGGACAATGCCCGATGCGTAGAGGCTCATGGGTTGACTGGAGTAATGGAGTTGGATTCTTCAAATGCCAGCAGCTGCGCAAGCGGATAACGGACCCGTGGCGTGCCAGCTGGTGTGGCGAGGCGTGGCAGGGTCACATAGGAGGGGCCGACGCCACGCGCGCGCTGGCTTTTGATCGTGGCGGGACTCACGCCCCATCGCGATGCAAGCTGCTCGGTTGTCAGATACGGCTCAGTCATCAAAGCAATCGCTCCCATCTGCTGCTGCAGTCAGCTCAGATTCGCGCTCACATGCCAGGCGTAGTAGATCCTCATGCTGCGATGCAGATAGCTGCCCGCGGCGTGATTCCATGCGCTTGGCGACATCGGCCAACTTCTCTAACGTGTCAGCCTTGGCGATGGCCGCTTTACCGGCGTTGTAGATCTTGGCATCGCCGGCAGCATCTGGCACTGCTGTCACCGTCACCGGCTCGACTGCCTGCTGCTCCATCTCATCGGTGCTGTAGACGCCGCTGAGGTTGGCGGGAAATGCCTTGCGCAGAGCCAATGCCTCGGAGCACTTGGCGATCATCGCGGCGGGCATCTTGGACCAGAGCCCTTGGCCGGCGTTGTAATCCGCGAACCGTGCCACGCCGGTGAACGGATGCGCGCTGCCCTTGCGCCAGATGGTGGTCTTGGCGGCAGCCGGCGGCTTGCTGCTGATCCACACGTCCGACCATTGGCCATCATCGCCGCACCATTCAGTGGTGCTGCCATCCAGCTCGCCGGTGCGCTCGGCAATGGCGCGCAGTCCGTCGATGCCGGCTTGGATGGTCATCTTGCCGCCGCGCTTGATGGCGTAGATCTGTTTTGAAAACGGATCCAATCCAGTCCGCTGGCAGGCATAAGCGAAGAGCCGCAGCTCATCACCGCTGCACCCTGGGGCGATGGTGGTAGCAATCAGCTGCGTTTGCTCTGGTGTCCAGAGGGCAAGGGAACTAGAAGTCATCAGAAGTCATGGCATCAGTGGATTGCAGCGCCCATTTGGGCAGGCTGATGGCCTGGGCGCTGTAGCCAGGCCATTCGCTGATCGCGCGGCAGTCTGCAATGGTCTGCAGATTCTGCCGCCGCAGCACGATGGCATGGTCCATGGCGTCATCGTCGAGCCGGTAAACGCCAACGGCATAGGGGTAGGTCTTCTCCACAGCGATAAACACAAACCGCCGCGCAAAGGTGCCGGCCATGTAATGGTCGGCCTGCACGTGGTAGCGCCAGTGCGCCACAGATCGCGCAAAGCCTGCAGGGCTGGCGTCCGTGGTGGTCTTGAGGTCTACCAGGGTGTCGTTGGCTATCCAGTCCGGCCGGCACTTGCAACGCAGGCCGGTAATACCGTCATCCCACCAGAAGGACTGCTCGGCCTTGCCGGATTTAAGCAGCGCTGCAGCGTCGGCATTGCTGTGCACGCTGGCGGCCATGGCCATGGCCTGCTCCATGTCAGCAGCTGTGACGGCCTCAATGCCGGCAGCTTCCATCACAGCCGCTAGCGCTTTGCCGTCTTTTGTGCGCCGATCGGGCGCAACGGCATAGCGCTTGTGCAGCTCATCAGGCTCAAGCACCGCGCAATGCACAAGGCTGCCAAGGCGCATCGCGGCAGTCGGCGGCATTGTTGGGCGCTTGGGATCGAGAAACCGCTTCCAGTAGTGATACGGGCTAGCAGCAACCGCGTGCAGATGGCTGGCGCTGATGGCAGGATCGGCGTGGTATTCGGCGTTGGAGATCGTCATACGCCGACCCGCTGCTGCTTATGCAGCCATGTCTGGGGTCCGTAGCACTGCTGCAGCTCAGGGAATGCCAGCAGCAGGCGCTGGCGGTTGTCGGGATCGGCATGGATGCCGGCCTCGGCGAGGCGCCGCATAAAGCCACCGCCGTAGGCGATGGCGGTCTGCAGCGTCCAGAACGTGTCAGAGGAGGTCATTGGTGGCGGCTGTAGGGCTGCGTGCCGGAGTGAGTAGGAGAGTGATGCGCGCCGGATTCGATGCCGATCATGGCGAACACGGCCGCGGCGATCAGCAGGCAGATGGCGTTGTTGATGCGGTTCATGCGAGTGCCTTGCGGACGGCATAGATGCTGACGCCAAGGCGCTCAGCAATGGCGCGCTGTGTCATGCCAGCGGCACGCCACCGGCGGATGCGCTGTTCACGGCTCTCGGTGAGCCAGAGAATG